TCCGATTACGATTCCGATTACGTCCTGGATTAAGGCAGCATGGTGACCGATTACGATTCCGATTAGCCTCGAGGAATACCGGTAAATACTCGAGACATTTATACCGGTGAAAAGAATTACTTGACAAGAATATAAAGTGAATATATATTGGTCAGACCATTTAATCATTTAGTCATTTAAATAGTCATTCAAACCTGGAGGATAGCATGAAAACGTATAACGGTCACCGGAGTTATTCCGCCTGGAATGTCGCACTCTGGATAAGTAGCGATTACGAGCAATACCAAGACGTACGTCAACAGATACATGTTGTCGGAGAAAATGCCTGTATGCCTTTATTGCGTATTCGTGATAACGGCTCCGGTGAAAGCCCTACCGAAGAAAAAATCCAAGAAATAATCAAAAACGTAACTTCCACAGTTGCTGAAGGTCTGCTTGAAACATATCCACGCACGCCAGACGGCATCAAAACTAATAAACTAACCTTATCATTAGCTATAGAGGACTTTGTCGAAGAAACCATAAGGGGCTATTTCAATGACTAGTACAATTTATAAATTTGTTAGTCTAAAATATGATGAAGATGGTAATCACCCTGATCCACACTTTGGAGCTTGGTGCGATGAGTGTGGCCATACATTAGCCGGAGATCGTTTTGATTGTTTGGGAAGAGATATAGAAGATGAGATATGTGAGATTACGTTGTGTTTGGATTGTTACCTAAAAGAGGAAGGTATTTCTACAGGTGAATAAAAATAAAGGCAAAATCCTGGTGATCCATGACGGCAGGGTGGACTCTGATTACACGGCAGAGGAAAATATATTCTTTAAAGCTCCAGAGGATGTAACTGAGAGAGATTTGATCATAACCATTTTAAATCATAACTGCACCGATTTTCAGCCTTCAGATGTTGAGATTGAGGGCCAGCAATTAAACATCTACTACGAGGATTACCCATACGAGCAGTAAAACCACTTAACCCAATAGGGGGTAACAAAATGAAAGTTACATTAAAGTTGATGAAGTTGATGATCAAGTTGACGAAGATGATCTCAGGAGATCGCATAGATCAGGTAGTATTATTCGATGAGGTGCAACCACTCGCGTTTGATATCCTACATGATATGGCAGGGAATGACAGTAGCCGTCACAAAATGTTAGCCAAGGAATTGCCTTGGGTTTTTAAGCTCGTAGAACAGCAACCACAACCACAATCATAGGAGAATTGTTATGAGAGCCGGAACAGAAGAGCAGAGAAAAGCGTTGTTGATTAAAGATAGGCGAAAGCTAAAAGAGCTAAAAAAGAAATACAAAAAATTAGAGGCAGACCAAGATGCACAGCGTTATGCTACGGGACGTTGGGCGCAAGTTTCGTACGAAGAGGAATGGGCATGGGAGACTTTTCAGCATGATGAACAACCTAACCCCCAAACCAGGATGTATATGCGTTGGGCGTTACACAACGGTAATTTCTCGCTTGAACTCCATCACGGAGAATTAAAGACGGTAGTAGATACCTATCACAATAGCTATTACGCAGAGGATGGCGTAAACGATCATCTTCCGGCGTGTAATCTGACCAGTTTTATTATTGAGGATGCTGACGAGTTTTTTGCCGATATGCCAAGACTTGTTAAACAGCGTCAAGAGTACAAGAGGCTAATTAGGTTAGATTGGCCATTGAGGAAAGAAATGATGAAGATCGAGACACGTATTGGCGAGAACAAAAAACCCATTGAATAACCCTACGGCCTCCTACACGATCATGTGTGGGGGGCTATACCTTATGGAGAGAAAAAATGATAACAGTATACATAGTAAAAGACTTGGAATCTGGTAATTTCTACACGATATCAGCCCATGACCGTCACCGGATCGATGAGCGCATACAGCGATTAGGTGATGACCGTGAGGTAGGTAGCACTTATAAATGGTACGATCACGGGACGGATGTAGATTGGGACACTATGATCTGCGCCAAGATTCAATTAGGCAAGGACGGGATGATTGTCGAATATGACAGACTCGAGGAAGATTTAAAAATGATTACGCAACATCTTTTTATTCCAGAACTGAGTTCGGATGCGGTTAAGTTTTGGTTGGCATGGGAAAAAGACAATGCCGATTGGGGTTATTTAGAGGAAGGTGATGAGGGGTTTATTGATGAAGAATAAATTCGCTTACTACAACGACATTGATCCCGTAGCTTGTGCAGTAGTAGAAAAAATGATTGAGGCTGACCTGATACCTGACGGAGATGTGGAATGTAAATCCATTACGGACATTGAGCCAGAGGACATTGCTGATTACGGTGCTGTGCATATGTTTTGTGGTATTGGTCTGTGGCCTCTTGCATTACGACAGGCTGGATGGCCTGACCCATCTGAAGGGATTCCCAATAGTCAGGTTTGGACGGGATCTCCACCCTGTCAGCCGTTTTCAGTAGCATCCACCTCTAAATTAGGATTTAAAGATGAACGACATCTCAGCCCACAGTTTGAACGACTCATCAAAGCAATTAACCCTGCAACAGTGTATTTTGAACAGGTATCTGGAGCGTCAGGAAAAACTTGGTTCTCCGCTTTACAAGAGTCGCTTGAAGGAGGATACAGTACAATCGGGATTAGTAGTGGAGCTTGTACAGTCGGCTCACCGATGCTCAGAAAACGCATCTACGGAGTGGCCGACAGACTCATGGCAGACAGCAAGGAGATCGGACGGCAGTGGTGGGCCAGCCCCAGTGCGGATAGTGAACGACAGAGCCGTAAGATACAGCAAGACGGACGGACAAAACTACGGTCTAAAACTGGCAGACCAGGCGAGATTGATAGATGCCAACGAGGACTCACCGATTCAAGCAGGGTGGGCGAGTCCACTACACTCAGACAAGAAAAACTCCAGACGGACAACGACAGAGGACGAGAAGTGGAACGATCCGAATCACCCTCTGAGGTCAGCACATACTTTGTTGGACGTAGCGACACTGGCAAGGGCGAAGAAAACATGGAATACCCCAACAGCGAGAGATTGGAAGGGCAAGCCAGGGAAGAATTGGAATACGCCCAGCATAGCAACTCAGGCAGAACTGGCAGGGATGCAAACAGACCAACCCCACATTATCACAACTTCTGGGCAGATCCAGACTATATTTACTGTAGGGACGGATACTACAGACCCATCCGCTCTGGCGGTGGGGCTGAATCCGCAACTTTCTGCCTACTTAATGGGTATCCCGGACGCAGTGCTTCATTGCGTCTCATCGGTAACGGAATCGTTGTCCCACAAGCGCAAGCGTTTATTGAATCGCACATCGAAGCCAAAATAGAAATGGAGAAAATGAATGACAGCGATTATACAGATTAGCCCTGCTCAGTGTGAGCTACAGTCGTTTTTGAACTCTCAGGTCAGCAAGGCTACGGCTACGGCCTACAGGTCTGATCTGGTGGAGTTTTTTGGTACTCAGATAGTGATAGCCGATCAGATACGTGAGGTGACTACTGAGGACATAGAGGACTACCGGAACCGATTGGTCGAACAAAAGGTAAAACCAAACACGATAAACCGTAAGCTGACCTCACTGCGTTCGTTTTTTAAGCGGTGTGTAGGTTTGCGTATCCTGGACCATAGCCCTACAGAGCTTGTAAAGGGCTATAAAACCAGTAAGACAGCCGTAGGCAAAGCGATAGATACGGAGACTCTCGAGACTATCCTCGAGGACGCAAAAAATAAAAGCGACCCGTATATGTCGGCTCGGGATGTGGCCTTGATTACGGTTCTACTCTTTGCAGGGCTGAGACGGTCAGAAGCATCTAATATGCAGTGGTCGCATATTATTAGCGATGGTGGATTTGATGTGTTGATATTGCCGGATACAAAGTCCGGTATGCAACAGCATGTTAAACTGGCCAAACGTGCCAAAGAGGCACTGGATAGACTACGTGAGTATACGCACCCTGATGACACGTATGTCTTTACGAGTCTGAGCCTACATCAGCGTTATGGAGAACAGTTACTGCCAGATTCGATCAACCGTATACTAAAAAAATATGGGAAGGATGCCGGAGTAAATTTGTCAGCACACTCGTTTAGGCATACCTGTTGCACATTGGCCCTTGAAGGTGGAGCAACCGTCCAACAGGCTCAGGCACACCTACGACATGCGGATATTGAAACGACTATGAGATACTACGAAGATCGAAACAAATTAGAAGACAACGCAACCGATTACATACTAAAGGATTGATTATGGAAAATGATAGGGGGCTACGCATTAAAGAGGTGCGTAACCGTATAGGTATGACCCAAACACAGTTTGGAAATTTGATTGGATTAACGCAGCCTTCGATGGCTTATATAGAGACGGGGGCAAACAAACCGTCAAATAAGTTGTGTAAGTTTGTAGATTTGATTGGGCTTTGTTACGACCTTGTTAACGCAGAAAGAATTAAAAAAGGAAAAATACATTCACGAAGTTCTTGCAAAAATATTGAGCGTTGGCTATATTCCACACATCCTCCTATGGATGGTTAAAATGGTTGACGGTCAGCAGGGTAGAGACATCCTGTTGGCCGTTTTTTGTCTCAAAAAAAGAAAGGAGCTATGCTTGAAGCTCGACGACTACCAACGGTGGATTTTACTTGTCGCACTCATGTATATTTTTACAGCACTCATAATCCCATTTCTGAAGGAGCTATTACGATGACTGATTTCTCACCCACTCAAGATTTTCCACCCATTGTTTCATGGCATAAAGATGCAGAAAAAAAGGAAATGACCGAAAGCAAAAGTGGTAAGCCACGCTATATTTTGCCTGACGGAGAGTACCATACTTTCTTTTTTGCTTGGACGGATTTTGCCGAAGGCGTAGACAATAATGGTAGGCCACAGTATCGCACTACCGTGAAAGTTGATGACAAAAGCCTGACTATTTTTGCCCACAAAAATTTATACAAGGCACTCATGGAATACGGCTTAAAAGAGAATATGACCGTCCAGATTAAGCGCACAATGGTGCCGTTTGGTGAAAAAGGCTATAGCTACCAATCATTCGATGTGCTACCTGTTGAGAGTGGAGAGGCTCCGGCACCCACGACATCTGCCGAAGCAGAGGCCAGTGCAGACAGAGCTATCGAAGCGATCTACGGCAAGGAGGATGATGGATTAGGGGGCGATCTGTAATGGAAGCGAAAGAAAGGGAAACGATTGCGGATTTAGGATTTAAAGCGGGAGTTCCGGCCCAACTCACTTTACTTGAATTAGACGCTTGGCCTTGGATCGTTGGCGCAAATGATACGCGCTACAAATTCCATGTAGATAAACATGTAGACGTGATGAATAAAATGCGCCATGACAATCTTAGGGTAGGTGACACCATCAGCGTGACGGCTACGGTGACACCGAATAAGAAGGTAAATTTTGATTGCCAAATCGTGGCGAGGTATTCGCCCCCAGAGGGTAGTGAGGCGTACGTCCATTGGGTGTATGAAAGTTTGTCGGATCATCAGTTGAGGTGCTTTAATACTACGATACTTAATGTCAAAAAGGCAACGGAGGCAAACGGATTGAATTTTGAGATCACGTCAGCTTTGCTACCTGCGATAATGTCTGCTGCAACTGGATTAGCCATCGAGTCGCATAAACGATTCAGTTGTACAGCGTTTCACTCTGATCCTAATGACATGCCGTTTTGACCCAGAAGCTGATTATTAAAGGTGATCTGCCATCGTTAAACCAGGTGATTGCTGCCTCCAAAAAACATTGGAGCCACTACGCCAAGGAAAAGAAACGATGGACAAACACAGTCTACGCTGAGACTCTGTCGCAGGGACTAAAACCTGTGGCAGGGCCAGTGTGGATTAAATGCGAACATTATTTAAAAAATCGTAGAGTTGATCCAGATAATAAGGCTGTCGGACTCAAGTATGTTTTGGATGGATTACAGGTAGCCAAAGTTTTGCCAGAGGACAATATGGATTGGATTATTGGTTTTATTCATACGTTTCACATAGATAAAAATAAACCAAGATTAGAAGTTTTTTTGCAACCAGAACCTGAAGGTATTTAATATGTCCTGACTGTTGAGATCTGGGAAACCGCTCTTGGGGCCAGTCGGGACAAAACGGGTAGGCCAGTGACACTACATTGGTCTACCCACTTTTATAACCATAGGAGATAGTATGATAGGACACGCGAATACATATGACGAGGCGGTAGATTTGATTGACCAGTTAGAGCTACCGTCCAGCACAAAGATGGCGATGAAAAAAGACATTAAATACGGATGGACCTGGGCTTGTTTAAACCCAAAATTAGCGCGTAACAAAAAGAAAGACATCCCTCGATTTACTTTAGAAACCCTCAATGGTGATTATATCCACATCAATAACCAATGCCTACAGGAGATGGCAAACCATGCACGAAGACGAGTACGGTCAACCGATAAAAGAATTAAGGATTTTCGCAGAGGAACCACCAAACATCTTGCACCTGCACGAATTGCGGAAAAGGTTTCCCGAAGAGGATCTTCCACCCGATCCGCGAGTCAGCAATATGACCACGCTATGGGCCTGCAAAGTTATTTCCGCGATGCTGGATATGGGCGAGTCGAAGTCCTCACCGAAGATACAATCGTTACTCAGTTTGATTGCGATCGAGCTACATTGGATGAAAAGGAACGAACGAGAGATCGAGCGGAAAATGAAGAACCGACCCAAAGCAGCAATACGATACGAGAGGAGAGGACGGCCACCGTCAGAGCTACCGAAACAGGTGCAGATGAGGCTCAAGGATGTGGGACTGAAATACAACCACGACACTCAACTGTGGTCAGGGTGGCAAACGGACGAGATGGTTATCGTAGCAAACGAATTACTGTCCTCGCAGGGAAGGTTACTTTAGGAGATTTGTGATGGCCGGAATGAGTAATAAAAATTTAAAATCATTGGTGAAACTTTGGCGCAGACTGAATCGAAGACCCATGATCACTGTTCCTGATTTTAATTACGCCAAAAAAGAATTGCGTGACATCTTAATCCAGGCAGCGTCAGGCAACAGAGAATTTGAAGAGTGGATTTTAGAGGAGATATCAAAAGATTATGAAAAACCGTAAACATGGATGGGGTGATAAAACGTCCGGTTACCGCTCCTGGCGGTATCAATGGAATGTAGGGGCTGTCCATGATGCGGATCAGATAGAATGGCGTAACGGCAAGCCTGTGGCCGTATTAGAATTAACCACAAACCCCGATATGAACGAGCATGTGCAAAGGGCGGTACGGCATAGGCTCTGGACGCAGTTCTCAGGCAAGTCATTACGTCATGTGGCCCAAGCATTAAACGTCCCATTTTACATTGTATTATTTACCCACGATTTGAAGGATTTTGCCATATGCAATTTACAAAGCGAAGAAAGCGAATGGCTCGATATGGGCAAAGAGGATTACAGGCGGTGGCTATCCTCACTTTGATTGTGATTGCTAAAAAAGCCTATGATAAGTTAACCCGATTTGATTACGAGGAGCCGTTAGGATTATGATGAAATTTGTCATTGCAAGTCACACCAACCCAGATGAGCCGTATGAGGTATGGGCCAAGCGAATGAAAGATAACTTTGTCGCTTGGCAGTGTATGTGTAAGGGGCATAAATATCGAGGAACCTGTAGACATGTATTACTGGCTCAACAGTGTATCGAGAATGGATTACGGGAAATGGTGGAAGTATCTGATTAAGTGGGTAGGGGGTCGTGACAGGCGTGACCCCCACCCATGAAGAGAATCACAATAAACTAAAGCCCGTCACGACTTTTGATTGGCCTACTTGCTATGAGCGTCTACATATGCCTGACCAAGCACATATGCCGATGCTACCAATGCTACAGGCCAGGTTACCTCTACGGCTCCCGTCCCTGCCGCTGCTCCGATTGCAGCCGTAACGCCTAATTTTCTACTACCTAACTTATCCTTCAAATCATTAAGAAATTTCATGGCTATCATCTACTCCTTCTGCGTCAGATGCATCAGAAAGCTCTATAAGCTCTTCTAATGCGGTTATAGCACCCGATTGACGTTGTACGAGTGCTGTGAGTTCTTGGACACGGGTTTGGGCCTCCTGTAAGGCTTGTAGAGCCTCTTTACGATTGGCCTTCAATTCATCAAGTTTGTCTTCTACTGACATTGCCTGCCTTTCATGGGTTATTTACGTTTTTTAGCTGTCTTAGCGGATTGTTTAAATGCCCTTGCGGTAGGCGCACCTTTAGTGCCTGGTTTACGCATCTTCTCTCCACTGCCTTTAGCTATCCGTTTGCGCTTGGCGTGGATATTAGCATATAGTCCTCGTTTAGCCATGGATTACCATTTCGTTTTGTGCGACCAATAACGGGCCGACATTTTAGATGGTTTACTGTCTTGAGCATTGTGTCGGGCATAGTAAGACTTTTTACGCGCTTTTTCTTTGGCCGTCCTTGGGTTGCTTCCGGCCCCCTTTACACCTTGTTGGCCGAATCTGATTGTCTTTGTTTGACCTCCGCTTTTTGCGACAACCACATGACTCTTGGTTTTGTGATTCGGGGTTCTCTTGGGTTTGTTGTACGCGCTTACGCCTGCCCTTGCAAGTTTGGGGTCTCTTTTCTGTGGCATCACTTACCTCGTTTTTTAGGCTTTGCTTTCTTCTTAGCTTTTGCAGCAGCTTTCTTGCCCCTTGCAGTGTACGGGAACTTCTGACCTTTAACCATTGGCATATGAGCCTCCTCATTTAGGTTTACCTATATCTAATTTATCAAGTTGGCGTTCAATTCGCAATGCGCCTAATTCATTGTTAGCCACACTTAGTAACGTGCCGCCAATAATAGTCCCATCTTTATCTGTTTCATATACGTAAAATGTAGTGGTCGTAATAGCTGTCTTACTGATCCTTGCTGGCCTTCTTTCGCCACCTACCTGTATCCAACATGTCTGGTTCTCATCGTATTTTGATCCAAAAAATACCGCACATCCGGCCAGTATGTTCTCTATCGAGTTTTTTAAAAATAGCAATGCAAACCCAACCACAAAGAGCCAGCTATACTGCTCTACCAATAATCCAATGCCAGAACTTTCAGAAAATCTTTGTAACGCCTCTGCGGCCTCTGTTTCCATTTTTTATCTAAGCGATGTTTAGGACTGCGCTTATCCTTTAATTTTCTACGGTTAAGCAATTTTTCCATCCAACTCCAAAAGCGGTTCATCAGCTTTTATTGGTGGCCTTATACACTTCGGCAAATAATACGGTAACTATCCATACCATTGCCCCGTAGACGGCCTCATGTTCCCAAAACATCTGCCATTTCTTATCGGCTCCGTTACGAGCAAAAGGAAATCCGATTGTGTGCCATAGCTGATATAAAATCGTTATGCATATAGCGGCTCCACCTGACCAAGCTGCCGCTTTTTTGCCTTCATCAGCAGCTTTTTGTCGTTTGGACATTGTGACAATAGACCGTTTAGCAGATTTTAATTCGCCCTTCAGATCATCACGGTCGTGTTTATATTCTTTAGCCACGATGTTTTCGTTATTAACGGCTTGGCGTAGCTGTTCAATTTCTTTAACGGCCTCAATATATAATATCCTCTGCCTCTCAGCAGAGGGTATCTGCTCTGGTGGTGGATATTTTAAAGGACTCATTAGCTACCTATTGTAGGTTTCGTATCTGGAAAATCATCTGTAGCGGGCCAATTCCGTAATGCGACCCTATAGGCCATTATCGCAGTATGCTCAGGATGGTCTGTCACTGAGACATATTTATCTGTTCCACTCAGTTGCTTATTACGCCATTTTCGCGCTAATCTTTCTATTTGTTCATCCGTGATTTCTGGTTCGGGTTTTAACTCAAACGAACCACCTCCTTCAGCCAGTTGTCTTGGTATCACATCATCATCGCAAATAATGCCGTCATCTACTCTGCCATCTGCA